TTCCCAGAAAGAAGTAAGTTGATCGCGACCATATTGCAGTCTCTCAACTAGTGTTTTTAATGATATAAAGTTATTTGTAAATCCGCCGCCGTTTCCAGCCATTCCAGTTAAAGTAGGAGGAACGCCAAGCCCAGCATAAATACTATTAAGAACCGATTGGTATTTTTCAGATCCCAAGAATTTATAGACCTGACTATTTGACTCTGTATAACTTAATTCTGGACCCCATACAAGCTCCATCGTTCCGCCTCCAACGTTACTAGCGAGAATATCTCGCAGCTTATTGATAGCGGCTTTGTTTGGTAGGATTTTATGGTCTAGATTACCAAGTGTCCACAAACGAATATTAGAAATAGCACCGTCCAGAGCAGACAAATCGGCAAGACGCATTTTCTCAAGCATAATGACATCATCTAAAATAGCATAAATTAGAGGGTTTGCCCAATTACTCCAGTCATCTTTTTTATAGTAAAAGATAGAAAGTCTTTCTGGGTCTAGAGCAATTTTCTTTTCGCCTCTTTTGATGCTTTCTTTTACGGAGGGCGGCAAAGTATTTAAGAGATTTGCTGGTACAGCGCCGTCTTTAAAGTTATCGAAAAATGAACTGCTATTTATTTCAAATCTTCTAGTGCCTAAAAATAAGTTAATATCACTATCTTTTATCTCTATGCTTAATGGATTAAAATAATTATATCTCCAAGGAACTTGATTTTTTTCAAATTTAGGCAACTCAACGGTAATGTCACTGCCCATAGACTTGATGTATTGAACAATATCTGGTGTGATATTAGCACTACTTCTATAGATAATTACTTGACCTGCTCTATAGAGCATATTTAGGAATCTTTCAGAACGTTCTTTGCCGTTTACCTTTTTAAACCACTGTCTATAAAATTTTTCAACGCTTTTATTTTCATGTACAATATTAATACCTTGACATCCAAAGTCACCCATCAGGTCAATAACATTACGAATTATACCAACCTTATCATAAGCGTCCATGCACATCTTAATAGCGCGTTTCTGACGATGAGGGACTCTTTCCTCTGGTCTAAATGCATAGTAATCAGAGCTTCTAAAACCCGGCCTTACTGATCTATTGGGTTCAATATCTTTGAAATCTCTGTAGTGACTTGCTTTTGAAATTCCAGCATAGTTTTCTCCAGCTTCTGAAAATTGCTGGAAAGCAGTAGCTCTACTAGATGCGTCAGAATCGTTCCAAGTGATTAAAGATTTTTCTTCGTTCATGTCAGCCCTTGATAGTAATTGGAATGGTATTCAATTGTTATCTTATTATACACAAATTAATACACATCTTTCATGCTATCAGTAAACCAGTTTGGGCCATTATAAAGATTGTTATCTTTTTTTGTTTTAGAGTCGCTTGGTAGCGTTGAGGCAAATCCTCCAAAAAATTGATATTGTTCAGGAGTTGGTAGTCTAGAGAATATTCTCGCAGACATATTAGCCATGATTAAAGCAGAATAACGGTCTTTTCTCATTTTACTCTTTTTACCAGCGGCGACAACAACTTCTGGAGTGTCCCACCTATCTCGACCATTAGATGTCTGGGTCATCTGTATCATAGATAATTCATCTTTAAGCTCTTCGATGTCCATAACACACTCTTCTAATGTATCATACATTCTACCTTTCATTCCATCTTCAACGTTTGATATACCAAGAGTAACGGAGTCAAATTTTGGAAATATAATGGCTTTATCTTCAAGGTCTTTCCTTAATCCATGATTAGCTTCTGCTAACCAATCGTATTTGGCAAACTGACACATCTCTAGAATATGTAAACCTCTTTGGTCGTCCGTATCTTTAGGTTTGTCTTCATCAATCACGGGCCATATTGGTAACTCTCCGGGCTGTAGTTTATCATTATCGTGTAAAGACTCCATGACTGCAATACCACCGCCTTGTGCGTCCATAGCGATATGCATACAAGGAAATAGTTTCATCAAATCTCTAATTTTCCTAGCGCAGTAGGAATAAAAATCCATCTCTGTAGAGTATCCTCTTTTAACTTTTTCTTTATGTTCAGATCTGGTGGTTGTCCAACAGTGAACAATGCGTCTATGGTCTTCATTTACTTCTAAAACAATAATACTAAAATTGTCAACTTCAGACGCAGGGTCAACGCCAAATATGTATTTTTTGTTTTGATCTCCCATTAATCTGGCTTCAAATACGATTTCATTACCCTTTGAGTCTTTAATTGGATCTTTATCATTGGCTACACAAGACTCGATGAGTGACCTCTTGAAGAAGCCCTCTGAATCGCGCGTAAACACTGCGCCAAACTCCATTTGATAAATACCAGCATGGACCGTTGCCTTCGATCTAGCGACCTGCGCGGCATCCATAAAGCCCTCTGGCAAAAGCTCGTATGGGATTCTCATGATAGAGTATTCTGTCCAGTCGAAGTTTTCTGGAGGGTCATCGCCGCCAAATATATCGCGAAGTTTACTTGGTTCGCCCTGACTTCTAATAATTGACTTCCATCTTTTCCAGTAGTCAGCAAAATGATTGAAATCATAATAAGCCGTACCAGATAAAATGATTTGGTTGTCTTTATTCTCTAGTTTGTTTTCATCTTTTTCTTGTAACCGAACGCCAAGCTCTTGGGCTTTTTTCTCGGCGGCCAATCTTTTGACATTCTCAACAGGGTCCGAGCTAACAGCAGCAAAACCAGCGACAACCGTTTCAAAAATATCTCGCGGTATACTAGCAAATTCGTCACTAATAATATCATTAGCACGCTGACCACGAATTTTTTGTCCGTCACCCAAAGGTAAACAGGTAACACGGGAATCATTAATACGCATAACACAACGGTCAACGTCACGGCGCGGCCCACTGTTCCCATCGCATATATCCCTTAATATTGGTGAATTATTCCAGATTGTTTCCATGTACTCAAACAAGACTTTAGATTGTCTAAATGCAGCTCCGACTACTACAACTTTACGCTTGGGAATCAACAAAGCTCTCAACATTGAGTATAGCGAAAGCATGAATGATTTACCAAATCCACGACTAGCTATAAGCATTGGAAATTTTCTATTCCACAACTCGTGTAAAATAAGTGCTTGAGATGGTAAAATTTGTATATTAAATATTTGTTTGACTAGGAAAGAGAAGTATTCTGGCCTAGTCATCAACCAAGAAAGTTTTAAGTGGAAATCATCGTCTGAAGTCTTTAATATGTCTGTTGGATTAAATATTTGTTTTTCGTCAATATCTATTTTAAGCCAAGCTTCATCAATCTGTTTTAGTTTTTTATTCATTTAATGATTCCATCTGTAAATCCATAATTAACCGCCTCTTCCGGTGTCATATACCAATCACCTAGAGAAAGCTTTCTTTTGATATAAGTTTTAGTTTTTGATAGTGAGTATTCTCTTTCCTTGAAAAATTGACCTTTTATGCATTTTTCTGCATACAAATTAACCATTGTCTCACCAAGATGTTTTTCAAAAGATGCTAAATTTTGAGAAGACAGATAATACCCACTTATTTCGCTATTACCCCAATGCACCATGAATAATGAATTAGGTGTTAGGTATCTTCTTGTAGCTGCTTGCATTATTACAGTACCCATAGAGCATATTTGAGAATATCCTATGATCGTTGTTTTGCATTTACAGTTCTTTATAGCGTCATAAATACCCATTCCAGAATACCAACACCCACCAACCGTCTGGAGATGAATTGTAATAGGTTCTCTGTTTTGATTTTTTAAAAAGTTAATATTTTTAACAAAGTTTTGGACCATACGATGATCTACACCGGCAGTTTCGCCGGAATCATCATATTCGTTTATATAAATCTCCCTATTTTTAACGTCAATTCCGTATGCATGAATTTCTCCAATGCTATCTCTGTTTGTTGTCATGATTTACGACCTATAGTGTATTTTTCGTTAATTCTTTTTAATAAACTACTGGTTAGGTGAAATGCGCCTGTTTCCGAACCGGCAAAAATCACATGAACATTGTTAAATACGGCAAATTCCATCAAGCATCTTAACATGTACTTACCGGTAATTTTTACTTTACCGACAAGCTCTTTTGGTATTTTAGCCCCCTCTGGGAATTTCAATAAGTCATCCATAGAAAATTCACATATGATAAACTTGTGTTCATAGTCTCTCATTCTTTCTATTTCCTCATAGAAAGCGTATTTCTTTTTACCGAGATTAATTGCTATTTCTGATACACTGGCTTTTCTTTCAATGCACACCTTGTCTTCCATTCCTAAAATAGAATAATCTCCAGTATCTAGTTTTCTCTGAACAGTGCCATTACATGTATTAAACTTCTTGAAAAAGTACCCATGTTGTTCTCTGGTATCTCTAACGACCGTATAGCTAGGAGCCTGTTTGTATTTACCCATTTTTCTTTCTAATTATCTCTCTAAAAAGTTCTTTGTAGTAAGTTTCATGACCTGTCACTTTGCGGTGACAATTCCTGCATAGGCTTATACCATTATCAACATCAAATCTTAAAGTAGAGGCAGAAGACCATTTCTCAATGTGGTGTGCCTGAACGCTACCTTTCTTTTTACATCCCGGCATCTGAAAAGTGAAATTATCTCTTTTGTATACTTTTATCCTCCAAGCCTTGTAAACCGGATCGTCATAGTTCCTCTTCATTTGGACACTCTATTTTTATTACCCTTATATCGTGCATTATTTCTTTTACGAAGTTT